TGCCCGTAAGAAACGAGCCGAAATAATTAGTGGCGATGCTGAATATGTAATCATTAACTATGATGGTGTTGAGATAGTACGGGAAGAAATAATAAATGGCGGGTTCGATTTAATAATTGTCGATGAGGCTAATCATTATAAGAACGCGCAATCCAAACGTTGGAAGACTTTAAACGCTATCCTAACTCCTGATACGTGGTTATGGATGATGACGGGGACACCGGCTGCACAATCCCCCGTAGACGCATTTGGTATAGCCAAGTTGGTAAACCCAAAATCAGTGCCGAGATTCTTTGGGGCTTTCCGTGAGATGGTTATGTACAAAGTGACTAACTTTAAATGGGCACCCAAAGCTAATGCCACAGACATAGTGTTTAATTGCCTACAACCTGCAATACGTTTTACTAAAGAGCAATGCTTAGACCTACCCGAAATGACATACTCAAAGCGGGAAATAGAATTAAGTCCTCAACAAAAGAAATACTATAAAGAGTTGAAGAATGAAATGGTATCCGTCGCGGCTGGGGAGCAGATAACCGCAGTTAACGCGGCTGTTAACATGAACAAACTATTACAGATTTCCTGTGGTGCTGTGTATACGGATACAGGGGAGACAGTAGAGTTTGATATAAAGAACCGATACAAGGTACTGAAAGAAGTAATCGACGAGTCCAGTCAGAAAGTACTTATATTTGTACCGTTTAGGCACGTTATAGATATATTAGCCGACAAGCTAAACAAAGACGGGGTATCTAACGCAATCATCCGAGGGGATGTATCTGCTGGAAAACGTACTGAGATATTTAAAAAGTTTCAAGACACTGAAGACCCTCAAGTGCTAATCATACAACCACAATCAGCGTCGCATGGTGTAACGCTCACTGCCGCAAATACTATCGTATGGTGGGGGCCAACATCTTCATTAGAAACATACGCACAGGCTAACGCTAGGGTTCACCGTTCGGGACAGAAACATCCATGTACTGTAATTCAATTACAAGGATCGGCAGTAGAGAAACGGATATACGCTCTTCTTGATGGAAGAATAGACGTACATTCAAAAATGATAGATTTATATAACGATATACTTGAAATATAAACTAAACTGCACTATATTACAAAAAACATAAACAAACCAATAATAACAAGGAGTGATGATATGTCTGATACTAAACCAGACTTAAATAAACTTGTCTCCGTGTACCTAAAGATACGGGATAAGAAAGCTGAAATAACCGGTGAACTCAATAGCAAGATAGAGGAACTGGACACCAAATTAAAACTTATAAGTAGTGCCCTGCTAGAACACTGTAAGGAAGGTAATGTCGAATCCGTCCGTACAGAAGCTGGCACCTTCTACCGCTCGACCAGAACTAAGTACTGGACTGGTGACTGGGAGGCTATGAGTAAGTTTATAGTCAAACATGATGCCGTTGACCTAATGGAAAAACGTCTCCATCAGGGTAACATGCGCACATTTTTAGAAGAAAATCCCGAAGTGCTACCGCCGGGGTTAAACGTGGATAGCGAATACACTGTAACCGTAAGGAGAAAAAAATGAACGACGCCTATGTACCTATAGACGACTTAGCAAAACACCTTTGTGTGAAGGTTAGTACCGTAAGATCGTGGGTTCAGAAACGATATATTCCAGAGAACACCTACATAAAGGTTGGGAGTACATACCGTTTCAACATACCTGCTGTAGTAGCTGGCCTGAAAGGGGAAAAAGTTGAGAACTCAATCAGTGACGATATTAAAGATATAGTAGATGAGTTTGAAGACGCCGTAACAGAACCATTAACAGAACAACTAAACTTTGACTTTGATGAGGATGATGACCTATGACTACCGATGTAACTTTATTTGACAGTATGCCTGATGAATATAAAGACCTTCTGGCGCAACTAGAACCTGAGAATACCGGTAGCCCTAGTACCGGTGGTATTAAACGACTAAGTATTCGTGGTGGTGTGTTCCGCAAAGTAGTAAGCGGGCAGGAAGTTGCCGAATTAGAACAGCGTAGCATTAACGTGATTATCGTTAAGACCGCCCCTATTTCTAGAACCTACTACGCTGGTCAGTACGTTGCCGGTCAGAGTTCTCCCCCTACCTGTTGGTCAGGTGACACTAGCACTGGGAAGCCTTCGGATGAGGTTGTAGCAAGCGACCGTCAGTCAGCTACTTGTTTTGATTGTCCTCAGAACATAAAAGGTTCTGGCATGGGTGAGAGCCGTGCGTGTAGATATAACCAACGTCTTGCGGTACTTATTGCCGATCAGGATGGTACGGTTAAAAACAATGAGGTATTTCAGCTTATCCTACCAGCCACCAGCGTATTCGGTGACGATAAGAAAAGGCTAGGACTTCAGAGTTATGCGCGATTCTTAAACTCTCAGAAAGCTCCACTTGCATCGGTTATTACAGAGATACGTTTTGATACAGATAGCAGTACGCCTAAACTGTGTTTCAAACCTGTCCGTCCTGTAACACAGGATGAATTGAAGATGACATTAGACCTCCAAAAAGATACAGAAGTACTTAAGTTGGTAACAATGTCAGTAAAACCGAAACAAGATACTAGCGTTCCACAACTAAGTAGTGATAAAGTGGCAACCCCCACCCCGTTATTCCCCCAGCCTGATGCTGAGGAAGAAGTTAAGGTGGATGAGCCTATTGAGGAGCCAGTAGTAAAGAAATCTAAAAAGGCGAAGGCTGAATCAGCCCCTCAAGTTGATCTCGCTAGTTTACTGGATGAGTTCGACGATTAATTAAAATTTGGTATGGGCGTCCTAGTGGCGCCCGTATCTCTCAAATACGTGGATGAGATATGGAAACTAAGCAATTTCTCAGTAACGTGTTGAGTGATGAAGGCTATTACTGCGTAGTAGGAATAAAGAATAATAAGACAGTACAAAAATTCTACGACTCGCTAGAATCTCTGGCGGAATCAGCAGTTAACTTAGATACAGAAGGATACGACGCATACTTTGCTTTAGGTACGTTTGTTGAGTGTACTAGCCGAAAGGCCGATAACGTACAACAACTAAAAGCATTGTTTCTCGACCTAGACTGTGGAACAGGTAAGCCATACGCAACCCAACACGATGCTCTTATAGCCCTACGGGGATTCTATAAGAAGTATGACCTCCCAAAACCAACCAGCGTAGTAAACTCTGGACGTGGTATACATGTATATTGGACGTTGACTCGCCCCTACTCTAGAGAGGATTGGCTTCCAGTAGCGGAACGATTAAAAGCGGCTTGTATCGAATACGGACTTGAGGCTGACCCAGTTGTCACCGCTGATGCCGCACGAATACTACGCGTACCGAACACACATAATTTTAAATCGGAACCTGCATTAGACGTTAAAGTCTTAAGAATGGCAGAGCAACATGTAGACCTAGACAGCTTTGCCGCAAATCTACCCGAAACATTGATACCAGTACCCTCTGCCCGCACCTTTACTGATGAAGATAGTAAGGATATGGCGGCGGCGTTGGGGGAAGAAAAATACAGGAAGGTATTCTTAAAAGTCGCTAAAGCCTCTCTCAGTGGGGGAGGATGCAAACAAATACGTAGGGCATTCCTTGAACCCGATTCGGTTTCTTATGGGGATTGGCTACATGTACTGTCCATAGCGAAACATTGTGAGGATGGAGCGCAAGCTATACACGTAGTGTCAAAGGGGTACACCGGCTACGACCCAGTAGAAACGGAAAAGATAGCATCATCTATTGATACCCCCCATCTATGTATGACGTTTGAGAAAGACAACCCAAGCGGTTGTGAAGGGTGCCCCCATAAAGGGAAGATACGAACACCCATTAAGTTATGTATGGAAGCAAAGGAAGCCGAATCCAATACGGTAGAGGTGCCGGTAGAAGCCCCGAAACCAATGGCTGAAGGGGAAGAAGCGGCGGTAGAGGAACCCGTATCAACTAAAACCATAAACATACCGGAGTACCCGCACCCGTATTTTCGCGGTGTTAACGGTGGGGTGTGGAGACGCGTTACTGATAAAGACGGCAATACGGATGAGATTTTAATATACCAAAGAGACCTCTACCCGGTAAAACGTATGCGAGACCCTATCTCCGGCCCTTGTTATGAGTTTGAACACCACACTGCACGGGAGGGTGTGGCGACGTTTGTAGCTAGTAACATACAACTATCTGGTAAAGAAGAATTCCGTAAGGTTATGGCTATGAACGATATATTCGTATTAAGCAAACAGGCGGACGAACTTATGCAATATATAGCTGTATGGCTAGAAAAAATGAGGAAGTCAGTACCCTTCATACACGTTAGAACCCAATTCGGGTGGACAGAGAAGCGAAAATCTTTTGTTATCGGGGACAGAGAAGTATTTGCCGATAAGATAGAACCGAATCCTCCCGGTGGGCGTACTGCACAGTATTTTCCTCATTTTGAGAAAGCTGGGACACTCGAAGGTTGGAAGAAAGTAATTAAGTTTTATGATAAGCCGGGGTTTGAAGAACATCAATTTATGTTTGGTTTAAGTTTTGGCTCTCCACTGATGGATATGGTACCCAATGTAGCTGGTGGTATATTTCACGCAATGAGTAGTGAAACAGGTCATGGTAAGACAACGGGTATGTGGGGTGGCGCTTCCGTATGGGGGAACCATAAGAGGCTCGTGTTGCACGGTAAAGACACTCCTAATTCTGCGTGGAACCGTGCGGAAATATACAAAAATATAGTCCTGTATATCGACGAGGTTTCAAACTACAAAGCCGCTGATGCTAGTGATTTTGTCTATGCTATATCTGATGGTGAGCAACGTAATCGACTAAGTTCGAAAGGGGAAAACCTTGAGCGTTACAGAGGTGAGGAGTGGAGTTTAAATTGTGGTACCTCTGGAAACGGAGGACTGTTAGAGACAATAAGTCAGTTCAGGGAAAACCCGAAAGGGGAAGCAGGGCGTGTTATAGAAGCTAACATAGAGCAGAGGCTTTTTGGTTCCGAAGGTGCGTTACAAGCGAATACCCTAAACGAAGATTTATCTAACAACTACGGACATGCTGGGGAAGTTTACATACAACATGTCCTACAGAACTACGTTACGGTACAGAAACTTCTAACTCAGGTACGAAAGGAGATAATTGTAAAGGCAGGACTAGAAGCCCAGCATAGGCACCACGCGGCTATGGCTTCTACAACTTACACTGGGTTATTGATAGCCAAACAGATAGGCTTGATAGATTGGGACTTAGACGGATTATATTCTTGGATTTTGGAAAAATTAAAAACTACACGAGAGGGTCTAACAGATATGACTATAGATATACGCGATCTTATATCTCAGTTTTACGCTGACCACCCACGCGGTATCTTACGAATTAAAAGCGATTCCGGTATGGATGAGGACATGCAGAATATACTACCCGCTGATAGTACACCTATGTTCCAGTGGGTTGCTAGGCACGAGTACGACATTGATAAGCTCTACATACTGCCTTCTAAACTTAAAGAGTGGTGTGTTAGGCGGGGGCATCACTACCACGCAATACGTCAATTAGTTTTCAAAGAAATGCGGGGTAAGCCAAATAAGATACGCTTCGGTAGGGGGACTAAACTTAAAGTAGACTCTATGAATGTAATCGAATTGTATTGGGCAGACGCTGGAGATAGAAATGACGAGGGTGATGCTGACTGATATATCGCCGGACGGGGTGCGGATAGTTATAGATTGGAGTAAGTTTTTACCCGGAACATCCGTATTTATCCCCGCTATAAACACGAATAAAGCGGTGGATCACCTACTCAAAGCCGCTAGAATCGACAAGGAGGACATAACTAAACGTGTTGGTATAGAAAACGGTAAATATGGAGTTAGAGTATGGAGGATGAAATAATACGGGATTGGATGGGATTGGATGGGATTGGACAACTATTTAAACCCTACATGTAGTAGTATCCCGTAAGATTTGATACCATATAGGCTCATCATTCTCCTTGAGAGATACTTAGCCCCCTTCATTGGGGGCTTTTTTTATTCAAACAAATCCCAAAGCGTAACACCACCACCTAGCGATTCTGCTTGTTCTGCAAGTACCGATTCCATCCTACGCCTATTAACTGTGATACCGCCTAGTTGGGCAGTAATTTCACTCGTTAGCTTATGCTGACGCATTGATCTTTCTATAGTATCGCGTGTAATAGGTATTTCTGGGTTACGTCTATTGAACTCGTTTATTTGCCTTGCTACTTCTTGCTCGGCTTTATACCCACCTTCCGTTTTAGCTAAGTATAATTTACGTAGTAGCTCAGTACGTTTAGTAGATTTGGCTAAGTCTACTCGCTTTACTCTAGCATTTACTTCCATTTGTTTAGCATAACTTGCAGGAAGTATACCTATAAATTGCCCAAAAATGCCCATTGGCCCGATACTCTCTACAATTGGGTCACCACGCAAGGTAGTAGCGCCTTCGGTGGCAAACCTAACAGCTTTAAGTCCGTTAGCAGGAGCTGCTGGTAACCCGCGCTCCAAGCCACGCATTACTTCTCCATCGCGCATGAGGGCAATCCCGTCTTTGGCTTTAAGGAACGAACTTAATACTGGCCCCCCTAAATACTCTAGCATATCTATATGAAACTCTTGTTCGGGGGCGTTAGGGCGACTTCTAAATAGTAAGTTAGTCATACCTATACGTGGGGCTACATCTAACCCAAAAGTAGCGTTAAGTATTCCAGAATAAGCAAACTCGCCTATAGAATCCGCTACAAAACTGTCAAAATCTTCTTCATCATCTTCAGCAAATAAGTTCATCAACCACGACACAAGGCCGTACAAGGGTACACCCTGTACCCCAGCAAACAACGCAGAGGAAGCAAACAATCCCATTATCTGTCTTCGGGCTATTCTCTTAAACTCGATGGCTTCTTGTGCGGCTTCCTCCGCCTCTGCTTCAGTACCGCCCCGCTCAAGTACTCTTGCCCTAGCTTTTTCCGGGTCACCGGCTTTCGTATACGCCTCACGTGCCATCCTGTACTGCAAGTAGTACATAGATATACCGAAACGTTTGTACATCATCGCGATACTACCTACAGAAGTCTGTGCCCATTTAGGAGCGGTTTCTGTTTGGGCACCACTATTAGTTAATTCAGTGGTCTCGATAGCTAACTCGGCGGCATCTATACGGTCTTGTTCGGTAAGTTCTGATACAGGCACTTTTTTCTTTTTAGCCATAGCATCTAGTTCTAGCTTATAGCTTGCTATAGCAGTTATTTGCCTATTGGCGCGTTCGCCGTGGTGAAATATAAACCCTTGCATAGTGTTGAGTTTTGACCATATTGAATTAGTTGTACTCTCCATGTCGATGGCCTCTTGTACTTGAGACCGGGTAGCTTGCCCGCGT